GTTAAAATAGTAGTCACATTAGTTGTAGTTAAATCGAATGTTTCGCTTTTATATCTTATTGTCATTGCATAAAGTAATTAAATGAATCTTGTTCGTTTTTCAAGTCCTGTTGATAAGAAGTATTTAGTTGGTTTTCAACAGTAGCCAGTGCTTGGTTAATTTGTCTAAACCCTTCCGTTGAATATTCTGCTGGTGGTTCAGGCACGTATACATTTATCTTAGCCATTATCTTCTTCCATCAATATTCACATCAGCCCTAAAGGTTCCAAACCTCCAAGTTTCGTTAACTGCTGTGTTTTGTATTTTTAAATTAGCCAATCGTCCTCTAGCTCTTGTATCAATTTTACTTGTAGATGAGTTTATAGTAAAAGGCCCTAATTGGGAAGAGGTTCCTGAGTCAATCGGAAAGTTTTTTAAGAATATAGTCACTATTGCATTTCCTTGTAAATTTTTAAAATCAGGTAAAAATCTACTTACTCTTAGCATATATTGACCATCTCCTTCAGTTGGTAAATCAAAATCACCTGATTGTATATATGCTGGAATTGCAGTCTCAGTACCGTTTAAAGATATTTCATTATTACCTACCTCATGTGCATAATAAGTAGTAGCTCCGAAGGTATTAGTCGCTCCACTTAAATTAGAAATTGTTGGAGTACCAGTTGAAGAATATTCAGTTGCATAAGGCACATCATATGTACTAGCATCTGCGTAAGAACTTCTTGCAAGAGACATTACCGACCATGTATTTTCTACATAATTATAAACAACAGCTCTGTTATTTTGAACAGCAGGGTTTCCTAGAGGTGTGCCTGAGGGATAGAACCAAATAATTTCATTAAATAAAGAGTTGTGTGAACCATATATAATTTCATTAGATGAGTAGTTTATTCCTACATTTGATCCGGTGGTCGTGAATACAAAGTCTTCAACAAGTGACGGAAGTAATTTAACGGTACCATCAAATACAAAGAAGCCTCCACCTGCTCCCATCCAAAATACTTTACCATCTGCATATACAGTTGCGTGTTGGCCAATACATCCACAGTTAGAACCTACTTGTCTTATAGAAAATGTAAATGGTGGTCCTACAAACTGCATTGTGTACGCTGCTTGATCAGTCAAAATTAAATTATAATCTTTACCAGATACAGCTGCTACGATTTTGTTTCCGGTGTCCAGTCTAAATGTTCCAGCTGTGTTTACTGATGTTGGTTGATAAACGTTATAGTTTTCTTGATCACTAAATCTAATAAACATAGGATCTTGAGTTGTTGAATCTCCAATAGTTATTTCAGTTCCAAAATGAACAACGTGTCTATCTCGATCTGATGTAATAGTTAATCTTGATGCTGTTGGAGCTCCTACCATAACTGTAGCCCTAACTGTCAACGGATTTGACACACCAGGATTCCAAGTAAATGTTTTACCATCTTTTACTGTTGCTATTAGTTGTTCTCCAAAATTATCTAATGACCATGTTCCAGGATCAAGTATTACTGTGGAACTTGTTGTAGCAGAACCCCAAGTTAATCTACTCCAAGTTCCTGTACCCCAACCATAACCATATGTTTGAATTGTTGGACCTACTTCTTCGTAAGGATTAATACTTGCAGATCCAGCTGCAGTCATACCTGTTCCCGACTCATTTGTTTTCATTTCAATCGTAAAAGAATTAACATTTGGAACAGTTAAAATTTCAAAAGTAAAATCTTGAAAATCACCTGTAGTATAACCCGTTGCTCCACCACCAGGTAAACTCACAGAAGTAAAAGTTACATATTCTCCAACATCTAAACCGTGAGTAGATTTATTTACAGTAATAGTATTTGATCCGTTTGTTGATGTAAAAGTTGCGCCTGTTATAGCAGTTTCTAAAGGTGTAATATCGTAAAATTTATCTTCATAATAAATATATAAAGCCTTCGAAGTACCAAGTGCTGCATATCTATTACCTTCTAAATCTGTCCAAGTGTGTTGAGCACGTGTTGGTCCTGAAATTGTTTCTTGTCCAATTGCAGTATACCCTCCTATTTTTTCTGGTTGTCCATATCTAAATCTTACAAAGTCCCCATCAATCCATTGGCCTTCTGCTCCTGAAGGGGTATCAGCTTTATTTATTCCTGGTCTTATTTGTACATTTGTTAACGGCATAACAAATTATAACATATTGTATGTTTAGAATCTATTAACTGTGTTTTACTTTTCTGTTAAAATCTTTGAATTTTTTTGATCAATTAAAGTTTTATATGTTTTTTCGTTTGATTTTACCATTTCATTTCTAAAGCTTTCTATTGCTGATCCTGCTTGTCTTGTTTGTTGTGAGTTTTCTATCATTAATAAAGGTAAATAAGAAACTGCACATCCATACTCATCTTGCTCCTTACCAGTCTGTGGATTAGTACCTCTTATTTGTATAAACCATGCACAATCAAATTTTTTACAAGGTTTAAAATTATTTAAAGGGCAGTTATTTTTTATTTCTAACTTCATTAATCTTTTGAAGCTAGTATAATATCAACATATTGAACGTCTAAATTAAAAGTATCACTAAAACTGTGGTTGTGTGAAGCTCCAGCTAAACTACCATTACCATGAGAGTGACCTGAACCACTACCTTGATAATCAGTGTAAAATCTTTTTGCTCCTCCAGCATTTCCATCATTTCTAGTACCCGCTGAAACAAAATCGCCTGTACCAAATTCACTATGACCACCTGCTAGGTGTCTGTGTGAAGGCATTTGAGCTATAGTCAAAGAGTGAGAAGAAGTGCTTCCAGATATAGAGACAGATGTATTGCCAGTCGTGCCACTAATTGTTTTGGTAGAATTGAATGCATCTGTAAATGAATCAGTTCCTCCTGTTGCAGCAGTGCCATTAACAATTCTTAAAGCTTTATTATTATGAGTAGTAATCTTTGTAAAACCTGTAGGAGCTGCAGTTTGTTGAAACAACATAACTGTTCCTGAAGGTATTGCGTATCCTATTGTATTTATATTTGTTCCATCAGAATAAACTATTTGACTTTCGTCTTGTTGTAAATTTATTCCTGTTCCTTCTGATACAGTTTTAAAAGTTAAATTATTTCCATTGTGTGTAGTTGAATCTTTTAAAACATACATTTTTTCTATATTATCTGGAATAGTAATAGTAGTGTCTGTAGTTAAAGTCCCTGTAAACTCAAGAACCATATTTCTAGCGTTTGAGATAGAACCATTAGACATAGCTAATGACACATTTGAACTTGCGTCTATTGATTGATAACCACCAATTGCTTGTTGAACAAGTTCTAAGTTTGTGTTTGTTTTAGTACCCCATGTACCGGCATTCTCACCGGTGGCCATTAGTTCTAATTTAAGATCTGATGAATATGTTGATGCCATAATTTTGTATTATACCCTTTTTAAGCTGCCTTATCAACTTCTGTCCAAGTATTAGAAACTCCCTTATTTACGTCAGTCCAAGTATTAGAAACTCCTTTATCTACCTCAGTCCATGAATTATCTACATTTGGATCTACAGTAGACCATGCCGTAACTAATGGACTATTGATAGAAGCTGTCATTTGTATACCTGTTACCTCTACTACTGTGTTGAGATCTATAGTTACTGAAGTTATTGAACCTGTCAATTGTGATCCTGTAACATCTACAGGAGTATTAATATCTATAGTTTCTTCACCTAGGCTAGCTGTTATTTGTATTCCTGTAACACTAACATTTGCATCTCCTGTAACACTTTGTAGTGCACCAATTGATGTAACCATATCATGTTCGGTGACGACTACACTTACATTACCGTCAGCACTAATTGAGTAAGTTCCAAGTGATAAACCTAGTTGAGATCCTGTAACGGATGCAGTTGCGTTTGCTAAAGGAGTTTCTTCTCCTAGTGTCATTGTTAATTGTGAGCCTGTTACACTTACAATTGTATTTAAGTCTATTGTGGAATTACCTAAAGAACCTGTTAATTGAATTCCTGTAACATTTATATTAGCATCTCCTGTTACAGATTGTATTGCTCCTATACTAGAAGTTAAAGTAATACCTGTAACTGCAGCAGTTGCGTTCGATGAACCCGTAGCTGCAAAAGGAGCTTCTGCAAATGTAGTTATTCCAAAAGCCATTTATTAGACTCCTGGGTTGATAATGTTATTGCCGTCGATCGCGGCCCATTCTTGAATTGTTTTATTATTTAATTCCATAACAAACTACTCTACTTCCAACATCTAAATTTCCAGAACTAGCTAAAAACCTAATTCCATCATTTGCTTCTGCTGTATTTCTTTGACCACCACCAACATGAAAGTTTGGATTGCCATCATTTCTATTTGCTAACCAATTAACATTAGTTTTGACAGATGAGTTTTGTGGATTTAATAATGTTAATGTTCCTTGAAAAAAGTTAGTTGCATCTCCTGTATCTTGTTGGTCACATAATTGTATTGCACTAGCTGTATTTGTGTGATTGCCATTACCATCATCTTCAACAAAACCATAACCATAATCACTTCCACCACTATTAAAAGAGCCACCATCAGATAAACGAACATCTATTGATGCGTTATCGGTTGTTGGGTGCATCAACATTGTAAAATAATATGTGTCATAAGTAGATGTTATAATTGAACTATCAAAATCTATTTCTGATACTGCTGAACCAGAAACAGTAACTGTTGAAAGTTTTACTAAATTACCTATACTATCACTAGAAGATACACCTGTACCACCATTAGCTACTGGTATTATTCCTGTTATTGCATTCGCTCCACCTAATCTTGTTAATGCCATAATTTATCCTATCAACGCTTTAATTTCTGCGTCGTCCAATCCTAAATCTTTTAGCTTCTGTTT